GCCCATGCGGGAACTACCGCCATATGAAACAGAACCAAAGCCACCAGATGTTGGAATTTGCGGCTGCGGAGACAGGGCTTGTGCAGCTCCGCCAATAAGAAAAGCAAGACCTAAGGCGCCAACTGCAGAAGCCGCTCCACCGCCAATCAAACCCAAACTCAAAGCAGCGCCAGCTCCAGTAGCACCGCCTAATCCAGCGCCGAGACCAAGGAATCCACCAGCCGCTGGACCGAGAATGATTGCGGCGGCGATCAAACCGATGCCGGTCAAAATCTGCCCTGTACTTCCTCCGCTACCACTAACAACAGGAACAATTACAAGTTCACGTTCACCAAACGGCAGTAAAAGATCCTCGTAATTGAAATCAACACCGCCTTGCAATACCTGATAACCAATCCCGTTTTCTTCTGATTCCAGTAAATAATCCTTGAACTCCGGCATGTTGATGCACAGGAGTTTGATCGCATCAGCGGCGTTACGCAGGTTGTAATAGGTATGCTTGGCGCCAAAACGTTCGCCAAGTTCACCCATTAGGCAGACCCGCTGCATATCGGTAAACCGCCGCGATGCTCCTCACATAGTAACTGCTGAGCCACTCCACAGCACTAAGGCGGCCTCTCATGTGATGCAGGATCCGCCACGGTTCCACGAAGATCGCAGCGTGCATCGGCTCCAGCGTGCCAAGCTTCATGATCGCCACGTCACCAGGCCGGCGTTGCTCAAACTCCACGCGCTCGAAACCCAGTGCCACCGCCTCGCGTAGGTAAATGCTTGGCGTCGTCTGCAGATCTTCGGGGCGGTCGAAGTCTCTTAGGTCGATGCCCTGCAGCCGGAAGTAGTCGCGCACCATCGTGTAACAGTCGCGCCCGTCGTCGTCCCACTCCAAGCCGATCAGGGTTCGATGGTCAACCATTCGTCCGTTGGTAGGGAATAGATCAGCCACGGCACACCGCTTTGCCTGCAGGCACGCTGATCCAGTTCGCTGGCAGGTCCGCCCTTCGGGTGGCTGTGGACAATCGCAACGATCTCGCCGTTGACGGACGCCCGATAGTAGTCACGCGGGTGCATGACGAAGTGTTTTTCCGGTTCCTCGCAAACATTGCGGCAAGGCCAGTACATCTGACCAGTGGCGGCTTGGATCACCACACCGCAGGCTTCGTAGGGTGCGGCGGATCTGGCGTGGCGCTCGGCCTCAGATTTGGATTCGGGAGCCAGGGTAACCACCATGCGGATAGTCGGAAATGCCTTGGGATTGGAAACGGATCTTGCAGCTATTGAACCGCTTGCCGCAAACATCAGAAGTGCTGACGCCTACAGCATTGTCGTTCACGTCAAAAAAACTGCCGCCGGTGTAGCCGCACTCAGGACCGCGATAGACCCACGGGCAGTAGTCCTGCACTTGCCGGCCAGGGAGCTGCAGGTTGGTCAGGTCTAGTTTGCTGACCAGTTCAAATTCGACAAGCTGGATATTTTCCTTTGATACTCGGTCGATGTACCAGACCTGATCTTCAAACTTGGCGGTTGGGTCGGCAGTTGGGTTGACACCACCAGGAAAGTTGACGGCATCGAGAAATTTTTTGCAGGTGCGTATGCGGGTGACCTTGGCCTGCAGTGGGTTGTAGGTCAGCAGCAATGCCGAAATAGCGCCAGTGACGTTGGCAATCCGCATGGTGGGACGCGGCAACGTACCCTTTGAAGTCAGCTCGAAACCATCTACTTCGATGGGCGCGGCGCTGTAGGTGATGCCTTGGAACACCACGTTGCCAGTCAGGTCGTTGGTGCCAGCGTGGTAGTAAAAGGTGGTGTCAATACCGTTAACCGCCAGCGTGAGCTGCAACTGGAACAGCTCGATAATGGCTGACGGATCCAGCTTTTGGATCTCGGTTTGAATTGACGTTGGTGTCGTCATGCTTCAAATACTTGCCGGAAGGTGGCTGTAATTGTGGCGCGGTTCAAATAAGGGATTGTTTTGCTCCACTCGGAACACACCCATTTGTATGAGGTGGCTTCGGCCAGTGGGGTCCAGTCGAAGCTGGCGCCGTCGGCAGCGCGGGCGTCTAAGAATGTTTCGATGGTGTCTGCATTAGTTTCTGTAATGTTTTCCCAGGTTAGGGACCACTCTTTGGGGTTTTGGTTGATGCCGAAACTGACGCGCTGTTCGTAACCGTCGCCGAAGCTGACGACTTGGAGTTTGGGGCGGCTGGTTTTTTGGGCGCCATACGATGGCGTTATTGCGGGGAAGGTAGCCATTAGGCGAGCAGCCCTCCAGGACGACGTTGTTTAATCAATTCTGCCTGCACAGCGGCGCCAATCACTTTGCCGAGTTGGTTGGCCTGACCGCCGTTACCCTGGGCGCTGGTTCCGCTGGCGTCAACGTTGACGATGACGTTCGCGCCACCCATGCCCATCGCATCGTTGGGGTAGATGCTGCCGCTGGTGCGTGGCATGAACAGTTCGGGGCCGCGCTCGCCGACCAGGTAGGGCGAACCAGCAGATACTGGACCGCCCATGGCACGGATGCCGAAAGTACCGCCGGTAAAAGGACCAAGGGGGATGCCTGACAAGGAAGGACCGCCGAAACCGCCGCTACTAACGCCGAAGGCGCCGGTAGCTACCGCGCCTTGGCTATAGCTAGGGATACCGCCTCCAGAAAAAGGAGTTAAAAATGTTCGAAGTGTGGATATAGCCTGCTCAATAACGTAAATGCGTAATAGTTGATTTGCTATCTCAATTAAAACGCCGGAAGCAATATTTTGAAGGCTAGCATTAAAATTTTCAGCCCCAAAAATAAGATCTTGGAAAGCGGAAGTCATAGTTTGGCCTACAGTTCCAGCAATGCTCTCTGCCAGTGTTTTTTGTTGTAGTTGTTGCTGGTTTAACTCGCTAAGTGCAGCTATATTTGCAGTATAGCCTTGCGATAGTTTTGCGATACTTTCTAAAGTTTTAGTGGCTGCATTATCTTGTTCCTGATTAAGTGCTTTCGCTGCATCAAGTTCCGCAACCATAATTTGCATACGTTGAGTTTCAATTAAAAATGCGCGTTCTTGGTCTGTAAGAGATTTATTAAATAAATCTCTAAAAGTTTGCATACGCTGCACACGCGCTTGGTTGTACTCAGCGCCAATACGCTCTTCTTCTGTGCTTGCAACAGTAAGTTCCAGTAAAGCGTTGGCTTGGACGTAATTGTCTTGCGCGGCCGAAAGTTGTTCGGTACGCAGTTTTGCAATGCGCTCCAGTTCCTTGCGCTGCTTTTCTACATTTTGAGCCGTTTCACGGTCTCTTCTTTCCTGCTCTGTAACTACAATCAGTGTTTTTGCACGCGAATTTTGTATTTCTGCTGTTTCTACTGCTTGTCTACGTAATATTTCATTTTGGCGAAGTTTTTCCCCAACAAGGTCTTTGTTGGTCTCTGTTAACTTTTTATTGATTTCAAAACGTTCCTTATCATATTTATTGTTTATGCGGCTTTTTTCTGCTTGCAAATCTAAATCAGCATTGCGTAATTTATCCGCTTCTGTTCGTCCTAAAGTGCGCTGCTTTTCAATGTTTAGCAAATCTCTGTTAAGTAAAATTTCAGCATTGTTAGAAGCAAGAATGTCAGCGTAGAGTGCGCGGGCGTTTTCCAGCTCTTGGTTGTTGGCTTTTAATCCTTCGTTTATTCTTTGTACGGCGTCATCCCCGGCAATAAATTTAACCACTAACTCTCCAACTGCTTTAAGCACGGCGCCGACGGAAGAGAATATTACATTTATACCTTTAATTAGTAAATTAACTGCGTTAATTATTGCGCCTAAAGCAGCTACAAAAGGTGCTCCGATAATGCCGAGTAGCGTATTAACAGCTGCAGTGAAGTCAGCCCATGCACTGGATAGTATGTTTACTGCATCCGTAATGCCACTAACTGTGCCTGGTATAGCGCCTGTAGTGGCCAAAATATCCTGCTCTAAGGCTTCTTGGGCGCCTTTAGCATCGCCAATCTGTTTTAGTAGTTGTATTTGAGTAGCAAGAACTGCGTTGACGCGATAGCCACTTTGTTCCAGTGTGCTTAAATCTAATGTCTGAAGAGCCGAGCCTAGTTTGCTGACTTTCTGTACCGCCTGGTCCAGTGCTTGACCAAGGGCGCCACCGAGAATCTGACCGCCAAAGCCTGTGCCAAAAAAGGAGCCGAGAATACTGCCACCTACTGCCCCGGGGCCGCCACCGAAAAGAAGTGGAAAACCGGCTCCGAGGGCAAGGTTTTCACTGAACTTTGAAATATCTTTCCGCATTTGTTGTGCGGAGCGGGTGGTTAAAGGTCCTTCAACGGGAAAACCACCGACTGGCGTCTCTGCCTGTACGGCTCGAAGCTCTTTAGCTGCTCGCAACTGGCGATAGTATTCAGCTGTTTGAGCATGAGCTGCGCGAGCGGCGGCTTCAGTGCGTTCAGTAAATTCACGTTGACGCTCGTTTAATTTCGCAGTTTGTGCAGCAGATTCGGCAGCTGCAGCTGCTTGAGCATCCAATGCGACTTGTATTTGCTGCGCTTTACGGTCTAGCGTTGAGTTCTGTAGCTGGCGCTCTTTTTCATATTGATCTTCGAGCACTTTATTAAGCTCTGCTCTTCCTTGCCGTTCTTGCAAAATATTTTCTATGCGTCCCTCAACCCGGCTACTCAGCGTGACTGGAGAAGCCGCACCAGGGCCTATCGGTTCTTGGTACTGTGTAGTTTCTCGTATACCTGCACGCGATAAACGTCCTTGACGTTCTTGGTCTCTGACTTGTTTGAGGAGGGCGGCGCGATCTGTAAGAACATCGTTAAGTTCTTTTTCCGCTCTGACAAGTTGGTAGGCAGCGGCTGCTGCTTCGTCCGTACCAATTACTGCGCTGTTGAGAGCACGGCGAGCATCATTAACAGCGTCACTTACATTTTTATAGCTGCGAGCAATACCGTTACCAAAGGTTTCAAGATAGGTATTTAGACCTTCAACAAGGTTGCTTACACTTCGAATATCCCGCGTCAGATCGCGGAGTTGTTGAGCGCCTTTTACCGCAAGTTCAATATCGACCGAGTAATTGGCCACAGATCGGCGCCAGGTAGTCTTCTACAAGTTTACCCGCTTCGCATTGTGGCGGACTTACCGCGCTGCTTGGCCCGCTCCATGGCTTTATCCTCGTGCTCTTGTTTCAGCTGGTAGTAGGCGCTCCAGCTGACCAACTCTTCGTTTGTTAGTTGCCCGCTGAGCTGGGCAACGGTCATGCCCAACTCGCTGGCGAGGAAGAAGATGAAGTACCAGTCGGGGTTAGCTTTTTAGAGCGGCTTTCGCTTCCTCCACCTTGGTTTCAGCGCCGGAGGTCAGCATTGCCAGTTGGATGTCCTGGAGGATGCTGGCTTCGACTTCGCGGCGGAGGGCGGCGCGGTCGCCGTCTTGGAACAGGCGCTTGCCGTCTTTGTCGAGGGCTTTTTCGATCATCAGACTCAGCGCGAAGTCGCCGGCGTCATCGGTGCCGGACTTTTTCTGGATGGACTCGCGCTCGGCGATGGTCAGCGGGTGCCAGTAGATCTCCAGCAGGGTCTCGTCGCCGGATTTGACTTCGTGCTTGTAAAGCTGGCTGACTCCGAATTTGTTGCGGAGCAGTTCAACGGCTCGCATGGAGCAAGTGCAGGTTGTTCAATAATACACTAGGCGTTTGCCGTGAATTGGCAAGAGATAATTCCCACAAAGTGTGAGCGGTCCTCAATGTCCAACGGTGTTGGGCCTGTGATATCCCGGACTTTGGGCTTGCAGGTAAAGGTGTCGGTGTAGCCCGAGGCATTGACGGAGGTGAGGCCGTCAATCACCGCTTCGCACAGGGATGAGAGGGTGGACGTTCCAGCGTTCTTGGGGACGTAGACGTTGCACTGGACGACGCCGCTATAGAAGTCGGAAGCGGCGCCCATGTTTTGCATGGTGGCTTGGGTGAAGTTCACCGTCATCGCCACGTACTTGGTGGTTTTGCTGGGTGTGGTGTAGGGGACGTTGTCGTACACCATGGTCACCGTGGGATCGACGGCGGCCACGGCGTCGGTGACGGCTTTTTCAAATGCAGCGCGGGTGCTTACAAGTGCCATCGGTTAGATCCTCTCGTAAGAAACATAATCGCGTCCGCCCAAGAAGCCCAAGCCGCCTGTGCCGCGAGTCGTTCCAACGAGGACTTGAGGAGCGCGTTTTTCGTTAAAGGTGGATTCCAGCAAAGGCCGAAGTTGGCTCTGTACAAAAGTGGCTACTTTCGGGTTTTCCAGGGCGTAGGCGGCGTACTTCGTGCTGTTGCCGATAAATACTTTGTCGGTGTAGCGAAAAGAAGGGACGGCAAAACGTGGCGATATTTTGTAGGCGCTTGTGTCGCCTTTGTCGCGGCGTTTCTTGAGCTGTGCCCAGGGCTCGAAGTCTTCGACGCGGTCTGTTGGTTTGGTGCGTTGGGTTGATGCCTTCCAGCTGGAGGCGAAAAAGCCCGTGTAGACAGGGCTGTGGTCCTTGCTAGCGAGACCTTCAAGTGCCAGTTGGATGAAGGTGTTGTAGTCGGCGCTGAGTTTTTTGTTGAGGTCGGGCAAGATGTCCCGCAGGCCGCGTCGTGCCATTAGAAGCGCACCAGCAGGATGAAGAGGTAGGTTTGGCCGCCGCGGTAGGTGCGGATGTCGGTGATCTGGGCGGTGCGGCTGGAGCCGGCGTAGGTGAAGCTGACTTCATCGCCGAGGGTTGGCTGGTTGTTGCCGATTAGGTCGGGGGTTATGTAGAGCTTGGCTTGGCGTTGTTCACGGCCTTCCTCTTCCTCGGAGACCACAAATTCGATTGGAACTTTGATGTTGGAGTAGGTGGTGTTGGTTGTGGTTAGTGCGCCAGTGCTGGTGTTGTAGGTGGGGGTGGCTTTGCGGGTGTAAGTGATGGTGGTGTCGAGGGACGTGCCAAGCTCGGCGACGACGTCTTTGGCGACGGACTTGAACAGGGAGTCGAGTGCGCCAGCCATTTCAGCCTCTGTAGACGCGGAGTTGGAAGGAGCCCGAGCCGCCTAGGCAGTAGGGGCCAAGGTAGGTCTGCAGCCAGGGGTAAACATCAAAGACGTTGTTGATGGTGCCGACGGCTTGGCTGGTTTTGCTGTATTTGACTTGGAGGTCGCCCAGTTTGACTTCGTCGTAGAGGCCGGTGGTGCCAGTGCTATCGGTGATGGCGCCGGTGTCATTGGCGAGGGCGCGTGCCAGCTCGTAGGCGGCGTACTTGATTTGGGCGGGGATTAGGGAGCACTCCAGCTCGACGCCGTCAACGTCGTAGTTGTTGCGGGGCCATTTGAGGGCTTGGTCTTCGTCGCAGCGGTCGCCCAGGTAGTTGAGGCTGTCGATCCAGCGAGTGGCGGAAATGAGGGCGCGGTTTTTCTGGTCGTCAGTCTTGTTGGTCCAGGTGGCGGAGTCGGGGACCGTTTCGAAATAGGCGTTGGCGTCGGCCAGCGTGACGTAGCTGTTGGCCGTGGCGCTACTCAAGGTGGCGTTAATTGTCGCGGCCACAGCAACTGTTCATTCTTTATTGCAGTGTAGCGGCAATGAAAAAGCCCCACCCGAA